CTTTACAAGCAGGGGGTGGCAAACGAAATCAAGCGCATCGCGGATCAGGCCAAGCACAATGAGGACATTGACGCCGATTACCGGAAGCTGATTGCCGACAGGGTAAAAAACCTGAGTTTTAGCCGCCCCAGCAAGAAGACCGTGCGAACCATGGAGGGGACGCAGGATTACGTGGAGCGTACCGAGGAAAACATGGAGAACCACGGGGTTCCAAAAGATGAAATCGCCAAGCTGGAACGGCTTTCCAAGATTTATGCCCAAGACCTCCCCAATTCTGTTTTGGAGGACACGCTCAAGAATCTGGTGATTTTAGACAAGGTGGGCCGCCTCAAGTTGCGCGCCCGCAATGCCGTAAAACAGATTCGGGCGCAGATCGCCGTTGCCGACATCGCGGGACAGGTGACGCACCCGTGGAATGACGAGGGGATGCTCAGGGCGCAACCCACGGAAAAGCTATCTACACGACATAAGCTCCAGAACTTTGCCGCCAGCGTCCGCAACGGGAAAAAGTCATTCCTGAAGGGATTCATTCCGATTGCTCCGCTCCTAGATGGACTCGGGGAGGGAAGGGGGGGATACGATGATGCGCTGTTCCGTCAGCTAAAATACCCCTTCGACACGGCGCAGAATGCTGAGTTTGGGATTCTCCATGACGCCACGGCTCCCGTGCTGGAATTTCTTGAGAAAAATGGGAACACTCAGTCGCAGATGGAGCGCATCGGCATTTATGGCGCTTGCCAGAATGACGGCGAGCGGCGGTTGCTTGCTGCGGGGGTCAACCCAGACATTATCAACGCTGCAAAAGTGTTGACTCCCATCGAGCATCAGGCTTACGAGATGATGCAGCGGGCAATGGATTCCATCTTCCCGGAAATCCAGCGGGTTGCCCGCGTGGAATACAATCTCAACGTCAAAAAGGTGGATGGTTATTGGCCGCTCATGCGGGATTACTCACAGATGGAATACGAGGGGCCAAAGCTCATTGATCCCACGACAGGACAGGAAATCGACCAGAACCACCTTGCTGGGCTTGACCAGCTCTACAACGACTATGACCCGGCCCGCAGGACGGCAACCGAGAAAGGGTTCACAATGGATCGCGTGAAGAACGCGAAGACCCCGGTGATCGTGGACGCCAAGGAAGTTTTTATTCGCCACATGGCGCAGGCGGCGCACTTCATCAGCCACCAGGAGGCTATCAACCATGCGGTGCGCGTGGTGAAAAGCCCGGCTGTGAAGGTGAAGCTGGGAGATCGCGGCCAACGGGCTGTTTTGGATTGGCTGGATACCATCGCGCGGAACGGTCATATCGGCGCGCAGCATAAGATTGCATGGCTGGATAATACCCGCCGCCGTCTATCGCTTGGAGCGGTGGGGTTCCGCGTCACCTCGCAGTTGAAGCACCTTAGCAATGTCTGGTTTGGCATGTATCATGCAGGAGGCTCTTCATGGTATCTTCGTGGATTGTCGGCCCTGAAGGAGGAGGGGGCAATGGACTGGATCAGGGAGCACATGCACGAGATCGTGACACGCGCTGGGGGCGAACCCGGAATTTCCGAACTCAGCAACAAGAGCAAGGTTGTCAAGTTGGGCTTCGCGGTGGCGCGTCAGGTGGATTTTGTAAACGCCGCAGCGACCGCGCTTGGCCGGTATCAATACGAGATGTCCAAGGAGGGACTCGACCCAAGCACATGGAGGACATCTCCGGTCCTACGCTCCCGCGCAAACCACTCCCTGAACCGGATGGCGCGGGCGGTGGCATCCGTGCTGCCATTGAACCAACCGCAGATGATTTCCAGGGGGAGCGGATTGGGGGGGAATGTCTCTGTTGCAAAAACCATCATGCACTTCGGGCAGGTTTTCATGGATCAGTTCTCCAATCTCTACCATGATCTTTATCATGCGGGGATTCGCAGAGCATTCGGCGGGGATGGCGGTATGCCGCCCCTACCGCCCGATTGGAAGGAGGGGCAACCTACCCCAGAAGAAGATGAGCCTGTAAATACACCTGAAAAGGCGAAATCCGCAAGGGGCGCCGCAATCATGGCGTGCGTGATCGCAGCGGTGATCCTAAGCGAGACAGCCATCATCGAGTCATGGAAAAAGCTGATGGGGTCCATCTTTGGCGAAGATAAAAAGAAGGAAGATGGCTTTGTGAAACAACTCGGCGTGGATGCCCTGAAGCGTTTGCCATTCGCAAATAATGCCGTGCAAATGGCGCTTTGGGGACGGACAGGAATCCCGACCGTTGACGCCGTGGTGGATCCCGTGAAATCCGCGTGGCAGTCCGTGACAGCGAAACACACCGAGACGCGGGCTAAATCGGCTGTCAAGGCAGCACAAGGTATCGCGGTGGCCTCTGGCGTCCCCGGTGCGGGGCAGTTGGGCGATTTCATCATCAAGGCCATGCCGAAGCATCAGACCGACCGGCAGAAGGTCGTCGAACAGGTTCGGCGTGGAAACACATTAGCCGTCAACCAAGCTGTGCGCTCCGGGAAGATTAAGCAAAGCGATGTCCCAGGAATCATAAAGGAAGCGCGAATGACCCTTTTGGAGTCCAAGGCACACCGGATGAGCGTTGACCAGTTGAAGCAGGAGATTGCCAAGCACCCCGATGAGAAGAAGCAGCTTGCGCCGATATTGGCACAGAAGGCGGCGCACAAGTTTGGAAATCCCATGTTCACCGGCTTTTAATCACGGCCATTCGACAGGTATGTGAGATCGTCCATTTCGCATACCTTCCCCTAAAGCATTTGCGTTTGACTTTTGAGATAAGGCCGCAAACGGGGGCGGCATGATTACTTTCAAGCCGTTTGTTGATGGGTCTCTCGAAATGGTTGGGGGACAAGCTGAAGACCAGTCGCCTAAATTTTCCACAAGCCTACAGCTTGCCCCCGAACGCGTGAAATGGCTGGAACAGCTTATCAGCAGGCGCATCTCTGAGGTTCGGGACGAGATGGGGATAGATCACGAGGGGCGTGTCACATTGAACGGGTGGATGGAGATCCGAAAAAACAACCAAGACAGCTACAACATGGATTGGACCTGGCGGGAAAGCAAGGGGGGGGTGTTCAAGGAAAGCAACTATTCGCTTGGAAGCAACAAGCGATACGTGCGCCTCACGAAGGCAAAGGCGTGCGATGATATTCTTGGCACCAAGCCTTATTTTTCGGTTTTCGGCGATTCACAGGAGGAAGACGAAGATTTGATTTTCGCAGTAGAGCGCAAGGCTCAGGAGGCTGTTGAAAATTCCAACGTCACGGCGAGCCTGCGCGAGGCGATCAAGCTGGCACTGATCCGCAATGAGTGCGTTGTTAAAACCACGTATCTAAGGAAGGCGACAAACTTCATTGGTCCTGCCGCCGTGATGATTGACGACGCTGGAAACCCAATCCTAACTCCTGCAAAGGGTTTTTTTGTCATGCAGAATGATGACTTCGTTGCAGACCCCGACACGCAAGGGTTGTTTCGGTTGAAGAAAGACCCCTCTTTTTCAATTCAAGACCCAAAGCAAACCGGAGTGCAACCGCAGTTTCATGAGTTCAAGGAACTCCAGCAGGAATCCGTAACCTACGACGGCCCGGATGTGCGCCCGTTGGATTACCGGGATTTCCTCTGCCCATTGCGCGTTGCGTCGGTGCATGAGGCGGACATCAATGTGCATACTTATTCCGAAGACCCGGAAGTAGTGAAGGCTCTCTATGGCGACATCGACATATCCGCAAGGTTCTTTGAGGAATACGAATCGGGCGTGGCGCAGGAGATTGACGCAATGGGGGAACGTGGCGATACCCTCTCCAGTCAGATCGTTGAAAAAATGATGCTGGGGGAGGTTTACATCCGCGCAGATGCCGATGAGGACGGAAGCGCAGAAGAGATTTTTGCCGTCATGGAGTTGACGGGCCAGCGTTTAATCTATTGGGAATACCTACCAAACGTGATGAAGAAGCGTCCTTTTGAAGTGGTCGTTGGCATTGAGAAGGTTCCAGGGCGCTGGTACGGCGTAGGCATCTACACGATGATGGAGCACTCTGAGACCTACATTGACGCGCAATTTAACAGATATAACCTCAAGGACTCGACCACGGCCAGCGCGACTTTTATCCATGCAGATGCCGTAAAAGAGTGGGAGACGCAGCAGCCTATTCTGGGAGGGACGAACTTTTACCGGATCATCAACAGCGAGCAGTTCAACAGGAACAATCCGCCCATTTTCCGCGTGAACCTGAATGAGCAGAGCGAGACTGGAGAGCGCCTTATGCGGATCATGCAGCAGGCTGGAGACCTTCAGTTTGGGCAAATCTCCGCAGAGGATGCCAGCGCATCCAGGCTGAACAGTTCCAACACGGCAACAGGAAACATGATTATCGAGCGCAGCAGCAATGCGCTGACGCGCGAGACCGAGAACGAGATGTCAGGAAGCAAAAATTCGGGCGGGATTGAGGCTATCCTTGATCAAGTGGTTGATGTCACCCTTGAAAATATGGACACCACAGAAATGATGTTCACCAAGGATGGCAAGAAGCTGCTTACGCTTAATCGGGACGAGATTCGCAGCTTGAGCCGCAATGTGAAGCTGCTTTTGACGCGGATGAAATCCGCTGAGTCGATACAGTCCAGCCAGCAGGCGCTCGCCGTTGCGAAGGATTACCTCTCGCTTCGCAAGCAAGACCCTGCAACGGCAAAGATTCTCCGACCGGAATATATTCGGCAACTCAAGGCGCTCCAGGTGGACGATGCGGATGACCGATGCCCCGTGATCGGCGACGATGAAATCCAAGCGTGGAAGCAGGCGCAACAGCAGGCCCAGCAACCTCCACAGAAGCCGGAATCACTGAGTATCTCGTATAAAGATGCTCCACCACCCATCCAACGGCAGATGGAAGCTCGCGCCGGATTCCAACCTGTGACACCTGAGCAAGAGGCACAGACAGCCATTCAAGCATCAGCGCCACCCCAAGGATTAGCCCAACTCCAATGACCCACGAACAAGTTGAGCAAAAGGCGCGTGCCAATGACACGCTCGCAAAAATTGATGCACTCCTCGGGAATGAGCACTTCCGTTGGTTCATGGAAACCGTGATAGAACCGCGTTGCAAAAAGGAAGCGAAGACCGCATTGGACGTGAGTAAGTCGTCTGGCGAAAGGGATATAGCCGTTCAGAGGCATGATGCAATCGAGCAAATTGCCGTTTGGCTTCCCGACCAACGGAAGGCGTTGGAAATGACCATAAAAACGCTTGACTCTTAAAGTTTTGAGGCAAAAGCCACGATCAGTCAAAGGAACACACATATGGCAAATTTACTTACAGGCGTAACCGCACTCTACAAAGGCTTGGGCCGACTGGTTTTTCAGTGGCCCACCGTTCTGGCCGCAAAACAGGCCGACGACACCATCGTCCTTCTTAAAGCAGACGGAAATGGCGCGCTCGTCACCAGCGCCGTCCTCAACGGAGACATCACGATCCCATCGGGGAGCGACTTCGCAATCCCTGCCTTCGACTCGAAGGTGCTCACCTACTACACCGGGACCAATAACATCGAGACGATGGAATTTAAGAGCGGGGACGCAACGGTTGCCACGATGACATTCACCTACGTCAACGGCGCGGTCGCCGATGACGACCTCATCGCTTCCATCGTCAAAACCCTTCCCGCTTAACCAATATGGCACAGAAACTCGTAATCAGCGGGATGGTGCAGGTTCCCAAATCAGGCGGCGGCTCGGCAAACTATACCCTGCAATCTGCGGCATTCATGGCGTCGGTTGGCGGGGCTTACGCGCTCGACACCTCGGCAGGGAGTTTCGATGTCACGCTCCCGGAGACGTGGGCTGTTGGTGCGCCGATTGCGTTCATGGACGCGTTCGGAACATGGATAGATCATCCGCCCACTTTCCTGCGCAACGGACACAAGATCGAAGGCGCAGAGGTTAATTTCACGGACTCCGCACAAGGGACTTTTTTGACGCTGGTCAACGTGGGCGAACCCTCGGGCATCCGCGTGCTGGAAAGCGGCGCGAAGCCGCATTGCATCGTGGCCCCCACCATCAGCGGGGGCACATGGGCGCAGACCAGCACGAACGGAACGTGGGTGGGCAACCCCACGGCGTTCGTTTACCAGTGGCAGCAAAGCGCGGACGGGGAGACCGGATGGGCCGACATCAGCGGGGCGACGGCGGCAACCATCAATCCCACGGGGCTTGTCGGCGATTATCTCCGGCTCGTTGTCACGGCCTCCAACGCCAACGGCTTCACGGCGGCGATCAGCAGCAACGTGAGCGCGCAACTGGTGCAGCCGAGTTTCCCCTCTCCGGGACCGCTCGCCTACTGGCGGCTCGATGAGCAAAGCGGGGTGCGCGCTGACGCCACGGGCAACGGGTATGACTTGAGCGACAACAACGGCGTTGGGTTTGCGGCGGGAAAGATCGGCACCGCTGCGGTTTTCGACACAACGAACTACTTGAGCAACCCGGCACTCGGCCCTGTGATTGACCCTACTGCGATGACCATCGCGGGCTGGATCAATCCTACGGACGTTTCCACACAGCGCGGGGTGATGGGCACTTTCAATTCAGATGGTTGGTGCATTCAGGTTGGCGGTAGCATCGGGGCGAACGCTGGGATTTTTATTGGAGGGTTTGCTGTGGAAGGCGGTTATACTTCCAATGCTGCTGCGGCTGCCGCCGTGCCAGTAAACACGTGGACGTTCTTCGCCGTGCGCATTAACGGGGATGTCACCTTGGACATCTTCACCAACGATGCCAAGGAAACACTCAGCTACCCCACATTAGCACCAAGCACAGGTGCGTTGGGCGTTGGCTGTTATGGCCTTGGCGGCGGCCCAATGGACGGTTCGCTGGACGAAATCGGCGTCTGGAACCGTCCTCTGAGCGACGAGGAAATCGCGCAACTCTATAACGGCGGCGATGGCGTCACCCTACCTGGATAAATTATGAGCACCCTGACCATCACTCAAATCAACGCGGCGGTGGATGCCGCTTTCGCAACGGCGCTGACAACGTGGAATGCGCACGCGGCAGACGCCGCACAGCCCGCGCTGCAGCGCTCCCCGGCGCAGACCATCGGGGACGGCGTGACGCTGCGCACGGACGTTTACACCGGGCCGCGTGGCGCGGGTTTCGCGGTCGTGGCGGGCATTGCTATTCACTGGCGCACGGTGCAGGTCGTGAAGCAGCATGGGCCGGAGACGCACCGGGACGCGCCAGCGCCCACGGTGGCTGAGTTGGTGGCTGAGTGCCGCAAGCGCCGCGAGGCGGCGTATCCTCCACAGGCCGACTACATGGACGCGAAGGCTAAGCAAAGCAGCCCGGATGAGGGCATCGCCGCCGCTGGGCTTGCCCAAGAGCACACCTACCTTGCCGCGTGTCTGTCCGTCAAAGCCAAGTTTCCGAAACCGACGATCACGCAGTAAACACCCGGCAGCCCCACGCACCTTATGCAACAAAACTCCATTCGAGGATCACTCACTGGACTGGTAAGCTCTACGTGCGCATGGCTCGCGTCTTTTGAGTTTGCGAAAATCTCCGCCGCGCTCCAGTTCCTTTCACTCTGTGTGGGGTTGGCAATCGGCATCGTGACGCTCTACCGGATTTTTCGGCACAGCGACATGACCGGACTGAGAGATGAGATACGCGACCTCCGCACCAGCGTGCAAGACATCAAAGAGCACGGATGCACGCAAAAAAATTGCAAACAATCCAACTCATGAGAAACCTCCTTTACCTGCTTTGGGGAACCATCCTCGCCCTCGCTTTGTCCATCCTGCTTTCCGGCTGCCAGCACACGCGGCCCGCGCCGGTGGACGCGCAACCGATCCAATCCGCCGTTGCCGATTCGCAAACGGCGGCAACCAAGACCAAATCCCACGTTTCCAAGGCGCATACCTACGCCGAACGACTCGACGCCAAGGCCACCGTGATTCTCGAAAACTGGAAATAACCCCCATGAAAATCCTGACGTTCATCGCCGCAATTATGGTCTGCATCACCATCAGCGGAACCGCACAGACGATTACCCGCGACGACCTTCGCAAGACCGTGGAGCACATGCAAGCTCTCGTCCACGCACAGGCAAACGAACTGCAAGCCGCCAAGGATCAAAATGAAGTGGTGATTAACCGCCTCGCCGTGGTGGACGCCGAAGCCCGTTCCCTTGCCGTGAAAGCTCAACAGTGGCAAGCACAGGCCGACAAAGACCTTGCCGCGCGGCAGAATGCCGAGACGAAAACCGCGAAGATCAAGGCGACTGCTGACAGCCTCGCTCGCAAGCTCAACACGCTCTGCTTTGCCCTCGCCTTGACTTCCGGCCTGCTGGCCTTCTCCGCGCTCTCCCGCGTCACATGGAGCCTGCCCGCGCCGTTGTCGGAATATACCGCGTGGATGCCGATTGCCGGGGGCGTCTCCGCTTCCGTGCTGGTCTTTTCGCTGCTCCGGTTCGCCATCTAACACCCCATGAAAATCCCCTTCCGTTGGACAAGCCGCAAGCTTTGGAGCACGCTCATTGCCGTGGGCATTGAGATTGCCGTGTTCCTGTTCTCCGTCCACATCCTCAAGGGGTTCCAGAATGGCGAGGACAAGCTGATTGCCGGGTTCATCCAGATTTATCAGACGTTCATGGTGGGGCTGAACGCGACCGTGCTCGGCTTCGTGGGTGTCACGGGCGTCGTCCAGTGGAAGCACGGCACCGAGGGGATCGCGCAGAACGCCAGCGAGACCGTGGAGCAAATCGAGCGCACGTTCGCCCCCAAACATTTTGACGATGGGAGCGTATGACAAACTTCACGGCGATTCTGGAAGCGGTCGCGCTTCTCTCCTTGGAACGCCTGCTGATACTGCATCGCTACGTCTGCCGACAAATCGCGCGTAGATGCGAAAAAGACTGCGGAGTGTGCTGCCGCACCGCTGAATGCCCCGGAAAGAGGATAAAGAATGAACATGGATAGATTCAACTCATTCATGCCCTTCATCCTCAAGTGGGAGACGACATTCGCCAAGGGTCACTACGGCGACTACGCCTATGCTGTCACAGAGACGGACAAGAACGACCCCGGCAACTGGCGCGACGGCAAGCTGGTGGGGACCAAATTCGGAATCGACGCAGCAAGCCACAAAGGGGTGGACATCGCCAAGCTCACGCTGGCGAATGCCACGGAGATTTACTGGCAGGAATGGACTGCTTGCAAAGCGGAGTCGTTCGAGGCAGGACTCGGGGAATGTTTCTTCGATACTGCCGTGAACTGCGGTCTTGGGCGGGCGCACAAAATCATGGACGATCCAGCGCATCCACACGGAACCGCAGGGTTCTTGGACAGCCGTGCCGATTTCTACCGCCGCCTTGTTGTCCACAATCCGAAGCTCGCAGGCTTCGAGGAAGGCTGGCTGAATCGCATAACCGCCCTTCGCAAATTCGTAAACGCATGAAAGACAGGCGTAATACACCGCAAAAGACGGTTTGACACCGACACCGGGTAGAATTACACCCCGTCAATGAGTCGCTCAAACACACAAGAGGCGAATGCCTTATGTAAATGCGGGTGCGGTGGGATGCCAAACAAGGGGCGGGAATTTATATGGGGGCATCAGCAAAGGGCCAATGCGAGGGCACCAAGACACAAGCAGTTGCGGCAACGAGCTGGTAAAAAAGAATCCTTGCGGCAGGAGAGACTGGATTTTTCAAAGATTGACAGATGGCTGGGAGAGCGTGAGAGGGGGTTCATTCAACTGGAATCTTCCAAGGATCACAGCCGCGCCAGGGCAGAGCGCAACGAGAAGAAGCGCAAGAGGCGCATTGGATGCACTCGGCGTTGGATGGCGTGGTATAAAAAAAACCGCCGTCAATGGAATGAATATAGGCAAGAATGGCGAAAGCGAAGAAAGGCGCAAACCAAGCAAACAACAGTGATTGCGGATGAAAGCGTTTATACCAAGCACACCATTTAGAATGGGTTAGCGAAATAAAACATCGCGCTTGACTTTATGTTTCCCCCCCAAAACGAGCGGGGACATGGAAACACCCACGCAGGGCCAACAGCCCGCGACAGAAACCGCAACGGCGCAAGCTCAGGGAGACCAGAGTATTGCGAGTAACCTTATTGAACTGCCGCTCGATCCGGCTGGAATAGCTGCCGCTCTCGCCAAAACGAAAGAGACATCATCCGGTCAGACAGCAGGCGATGAAGAAGAAAAGAAAAAGGTCGGAAGCGAAGAATCAGCCATTTCCGCCATCGAGGAAGAAACTCCCGGTGAGCAATTAGTTGAAGACCCCGACGCCGACCTTGTGATTGAAGGCGAGCAGGAGACGCCCGTTAAGCGCATCCTACCGAACCGAATTTCAACCCATCAGTTTGCAGCCGACGAGCAAGAGGCGATTGCCCTTCTCAAGGAACTCAAAGAGGTGGACCCGAATGCACGGCTCAAAGACGCTCTTGACATGATCGACCGCCGCAAGGCCGCAACGCCTGCACCGGACGCTCAGAATCAAGACAGGGAAACCAAATCGCAGGAGAAGGACGCCCTTGGTGAACTTACCAGCCAACGCGCTGAATTGATGCAGCAACGTCGGCAGGTTGCTGAGGTTGACCCTTTTGATCCGGCGCTGGCTGACTTGGATGAGCAACTCGAAGCCGTCCGTGATGAAATCGCCGAGACGCGGGCCATCAATAAGCTCCAACAACAGCAGCAACAGGAACAAGACGCCAAAGGCAAAGAGAGGGTCATCAACGCACGGGAGGAAGTAAAGCAGGCAGCGCTTGCGATCTACCCCTCTGCAGACGACCAGAACACTCCCCTTGGCCGTGAGGTCGTGAAGGTCATTGCCGAGTGGCGCGACCCCGCGAACCCCAACCACGCGCTGCTCTACGGGGTCAAAGCTCCCAGGCTGGTCATCGATGAAGCCGTTGAGCGGATCGCCACCCGTGTTACCAAAGCACGCGGCGTGACGCCCGAACAGGTCATCACATCGTTGAGAGACAAGCCTTCGGAATCTTCCATTACGCAGGCCACACAAACAACAAGGCCAGCAGTTCGCCCCGTGTCTGGGGCATCCCAGACCGAACCCAGTCCAAAAACCTTAGCAGGGAACGAATTTTTAAGCGCCGTGGGTTTCGACCCAGAGGCAATAGCGACGGCCCGTAAAGCACAACTTCGCGGTGCGAATAGCGCAATGGTCTATCGCTAATCAAGAAGGGGTTCCCAAAACAAATCAACCAACATCCGAAAGGAACCAAACCAATGAAATCTCTATTCCAATATATCCGGCTGCTGCTTGCGGCCATTTGCACACCTATCGGAAACGCCGCTCTCGGCGTCTCCTACAACGTCATCAACGCCTCTGCGGTCTCTGACCTCGTGGCGCAGAACGCCGCCGTCCAGGAAGAAATCTGGGTGCGCGACATCGTTATCAATGCGGACAAGCTCTATAATGACAACCCGCTTGCTGACGGCTTTACCGAAGTTCTCTCGCCTGGTCAGAAACCCCAGATGGGCCGCCCCATTACCGGACTGATCGACACTGAGAAGGTTCATGGCCAGATCATCCATATCACCACCATCGCCGGTTTCGGCGGTCCTGGTGTCTATGGGGAGGGCACCCGCGACGGCAACGAACAGCAAATTACCATCGGCAGCTTCCCTTGCAAAATCGGGAACCTGTGGTTTGGGTATGGCTTCAAGCGCACCGTCAAGGATCAAACCGTCATCGGTGGCGCTCTTGATGAGGTGATTACGCTCGCTTCCAAGCAGCAGATCGCCAAAAAGCGCAACGACGACCATCTGATGCGCTTGCGTCAGGTTGCGGCCTCAGGAACCAACATCATCTATCCTGATGGAGTCGGTTCCCGTGATGAACTCACAGGCGCGGCGAGCTTCTCCACTTCGTTCTGGACCAAGGGATGTGATGAGCTTCCTTCCCAAGGAGCGAGTCCGATGAACATCGCCAAAGACCCCAGCGGCTCCAAGATTGAGCGTTACATTGCGTTCGGTACCGCCCGTTCGTTCCGTCCGCTCTCCTATGAACCCGCTTACCTTGATGCACTCAAGGCGGGCGACTTGCGCGGGGACACCAATGCGGTGTTCACGGGCGAGTATAAGGAATGGCTCGGCCAGGGCATATACCGCTGGTATTCCAAGGATCATGCCAACAATGGTCCGATTGGCAACCCTCTGGAACCCCGTGCGCGCCTTGGCGTTGCCATCACTGGCGCGACCACTGGAACCAGCATCCACGGCGGCGGATTGGCCTATAACGCCAGTTCGTTCCCGGCCCCGCTCTACTTCGAGTTCTTCTCGAACGCGCCCTATACGTTCTTCAACGGCGACTCAATCGCCGCTGTCACCAACGTAACCCGCTACATCCAGATCATCAACCCGGACGGCACTTTTGGGGTGTTCCCTTATCAAGTGTGCGATGGCAAGACGATCACCATCAGCGGGGCGGCTCTGAGCGTCGGTCCTTCCGGAAAGCGCACCACCAACTTCGTCCAAGGGGCCGAGATTGTGGAGTGCAACGTCCTTGGCCAGGCATTCTCCCGCGTCGTGTTCATGGGCTGCGACATGCTCGTGTGCGGCTACGGATCAATCGACGGCAAGAAGGTCAACCCGAAGATGGGTGTTCGCAAAGAAGTTGAGCGCAACTACGGCCTCGATTTCGGTATCGGCGTCGAAAGCGTCTGGGGCAACGCCCCCGTGAAGCGCACCGATGGCACTTACCCGAACTTCCTGATCGGTGAAGTGGCCCTTCCGACCGCGCGCGGCTTCAACCCGTAACTCCAACCCAACCAACGGGCGGGCGGATGAAATATGCCGCCCGCCCTCTTTTTCACAATGCTTTCATCCATCCTCGTTTACAGCAAAGAATCACCCTCAAATACCATCAGGATGATTCAAGGTCACTCGGGAAAGGTCTATGGACATGCCCGATTCAATCCCACAACGAACCGGATGGAGTTCCGGTTTAAGCCTGAAGAATTTACGCAAGCGATGGCCGAGGACATCGTTGCAAACATGCACCGTTCCTTTTGCAAATGGGTGTTTTGGCCTGAAATGGATGCCGCCACGGTAGCGCAGGCTGACTTGCAAGAAGAGAAGCAGGAGGACCAATCCCCAGCAACCGACTCATCCCCACTTAATGCGCTCCCACATCCTACCGATGAGGACGCCCATCCTGTGCCTGCATCAGAGTCCAATATAGACCCGTATGAAGGAAAAGGATTCCGCCAGCTTCGCGCATTGGCAAAAGAGCGTGGCGTTCCAAATGTTGAACTCCTGT